GTTTTCTCGCTAGAAAGTCGATTTAAAGTAATTGGTATATCCTTTATAGGTATCCAAGGATGTATCAATTCATAAAATATATGTTCATTCATACAGAGGGAAGACATAATATTTCGGTAGGAGTAAACAACATCATCATCGTATACCCTACACTTTCAAACCCCCAAAACCAAATCCCTTTTGCAAATGGTAAGCATGCACAGGATAATACACCTATGATTAATTCTACTTTTCCTAATATATTAGGCGATGTATAGTATAAGGTCATTAATGAATGAAGCATGAAGGATATAATAAATAACGTTACGGTGCTTGTATGTAACCAATTAGGTACGTAATTCACGGTACATATTAAAAATCCTCCATAAAAAAACTGGTAGCTGGCCATGGTCCATTCTAATATAGCTTTTCCTTTAAAATGATCTATGCTTGTAATAATGTAATGTTGATATTCCCACATTAAATTTAAAGGACGAAAAGAGAGTGCTGCCAAGGCACCGGTAGCATGCGCATTAGCTATAAATCCAGATATACTAGTTGAGTTTGGTTGGGTAAATCCTATAGTTGCTAAATAAGGAAGAGACCATATGTAAATGACTATAGTTGTCGATGCTACAGGACGAAAGTACCCAATTCTTTGTTTAACTTCCATAAGTTGGTCGTTTAATAACCATATTTCATCTTTACTAGTAAACATATATATAGTAGTAGTTAGAAAAAGCTTTTATTTAAAACTAATGTTTCAATATTACATTTCAATCATCGCATCAATATTAATAACTCTTGTTTTTTTATTTAGTTTGCTTTTGGGAATACGATATCCGGAAAATATGTCTCGCTCTAATTGTTTATGGGGTACGTGATTGTGTACGGTTCTCGCTATCATTTTATATAACTTAAAACCTGGATATCTTTCTTCACCATTTGATTTGTATAAGACATTTCGTCCTTTATCATCGGTACACCAATCAGCAATCACTTTACATAAAGGATCTTCTAACTCTTTGATATCTTTGTCTTCATCAATCACTAAATCAAACATACTGCACGCTAACCGACACAGATCAAAACTATAATTTGGTTCTATTTTCTCTTTTTTATCATTGTAATAAGGTTCGCAATTGTATTGTGTAGTAGCATCACCTTCTTTGCTAAAACTATCACTGTAATAGGTGTGTCCTTTAAAACTATAGATAGCGCGTCCAAAATCAATAATTTTGTATACTTTACCGAAAGTAGGTACTTTATAATATTTGTTTTCAAATTGATAAATGATATGTTCTTTTTCCGTAGGAGACATCATAATGTTGTTAGTATGTAGATCATTGTGAGTAAGTTTAAAACATTTTTGGTAGGTAATTAATGTCATGATCACTTGCATAAGTGCAGCACATAATTCTGCATTAGAAATATCTTCTTTTACAATATATTTATCAAAGGTCATTTCACATTTTTCAAGAGCAATCATGTTCACAGGGAAAATATCTATTTCCGCGTGTAATGCTTCCGATGTACTAATGCTAGATACACTATTTTCAGACTCACTCTCGCTACCTTCTTCACTTTCATTGTCGCTGTCGCCTGAATCGGTTTCACCGCCTGTAATGGAACTTCGTGAAGAACAATCACTAGAGCTAATACTTGCAGAAGAAGTCGCGTTGCTTGCTAGTTCAATATTTTCATTATTATGAGTAGAAAGATTGTGTTCGGTTAATGGTTCGTTCCTATCCCCATCAATAGGTGGGGTAGCTACAAATAATTCATTTAATTCTTGATCAATAGGTTCAATGCTTAGGTTACTTTTCAATGAAGCATTAGAATGAATGGATAGTTTTTCTTTAAAATTGCGAGAATCGGATTCATTGTATAAGTAGTCCTCAATGTTTCCCAAAAGTTTTATTTTTGAATCTTTATGAAGTTGATAATAGTCACTTTGATATATCATGGATAATTCGTCTTCAACATTTACTTTAAATCCGTGTTTTAATCCAATAAAACTTCCATAATATTCAATGCCGTGAATAAAATGATATTGGTGTAGTAATTGACTAGTTAAAAAGTTGAAAAACCCGTCAACATATGCCGAGTTGTTACTTTGATATATTTTAGTTTCTTTTACACTACCAAATGTAGGAATAGTAATATCAGAATCATCATATTTACCCAACATAAATTTAATAGGATCCAATAAAGGTGAATATTTAAAAAAGACAGAAACGTTTTTGGTTTCGTTGTTCCGGTCATTGAATACAACTGCATTATATACAGAATCATTTTCTTTAGCAACTAATTTTTGTAACATATATTTATGATTTAGTTGAATTGTGTTAGCATTTGCAGGAGTTAATTCAAACATAGCATCATAAATAGGATTAAAATTTTGTGGTTGTTTTAGATTAGTCCAATCTAGACCTTCTAGTTGAGAAAATAGTTCATCGGTACTAGGTATATGATATTCTGCTAAAGAAGACATTTTAAAAAAAAGGATATTTAAAATGTCTTATATAAACTTATTACTTGCGTTTTAACTATTATATTTTTCCTTAATACTATACTAATGACGTTAGAACTTAAAAAGTTTGATATGCGTAATATTAGTTTTAAACCCAATGAAAACAAAGGACCTGTAGTGGTATTGATTGGGCGTCGTGATACAGGAAAAAGTTTTTTAGTCAAAGATTTATTATTTAATCACCAAGATATTCCCATAGGAACCGTTATATCAGGTACGGAAAGTGGTAACAATTTTTATAGTGATCATGTTCCTAAACTTTTTATTCACGATGAATATAATACAGCTATTATTGAAAATATATTAAAACGTCAAAAAGGAGTACTTAAAGAAATCAATAAAGAGCAACAGCACTATGGTCGTTCTACCATTGATCCACGTGCGTTTGTTATATTAGACGATTGTTTATTTGATGCTTCTTGGACCAAAGATAAAATCATGCGCCTTTTATTTATGAATGGACGTCATTGGAAAATTATGCTTGTTATTACCATGCAGTATCCATTAGGCATCCCTCCAAATTTGCGTACCAACATAGATTATGTGTTTATTTTGCGAGAACCTTATATTACAAATCGTAAGCGTATTTATGAGAATTATGCGGGAATGTTTCCTACATTTGAGTCATTTTGTCAGGTCATGGATCAATGTACAGAAAATTATGAGTGTTTGGTGATAAACAATAATGCTAAATCAAATAAATTGACGGACCAGATTTTTTGGTATAAAGCATTGCCTCGTGCAAATTTTAAATTAGGAGCAAAAGAGTTTTGGGATATATCTAAAGATCTAAATTCAGATGACGAGGATGAAACCTATGATCCAAATAAATCACGGAAAGCGTCAGGACCTAGAATTAATGTAAAAAAATCTAGCGGATGGTAAATTTATATAGTAAATGTCTAGTTACCTACTTTACGCATGGCCGAACGGTGCGCCTTTTTAAAAGAATATCCATGTTTCATCATTTTTTTCATGTGATGCATGTGGCGTTTAGAGTGGTGTTTGGCGTGTTTACGCATGGTACTTGCCTTAACTTTGTGGTGTTTCTTGGCGTGGTGTTTTTTGCTGTGGTGCTTGCGAGTTCTGTGGTGACGCATTATATATATATAACCAAGAAAAAAATAGTACGAAACGTATAAATCCTTATTTATCTTTTCCTTGAGGCAGAACGATTACTATGACGTTTCCTTGTACCACCGGTGCTTCTGCTTCTACTCCCTGATGCATTCCAATCGTAATCGTCAGTGGCAGTAGTTAAAGTATCACTTTCTGATGTTGTTGGTGTATCCCACTCATCAACTTGGTCGCCGTCGGCGGCAGCAGCGGCGTTTCTAATGTCACTTTCAGATACTATGGATCCAGTTACACTACCATCGGATAAGCTACTTATACCATCGCCAGAACCTGTCGCTGACATATATTCTGAATAATTACTATTAGTTTCATTGTGTTTTTCACTTTCTTTCTTAAGTGTTTTAATTTCTTTCTTAAGTGTTTTAATTTCTTTCTTAAGTGTTTTAATTTCTTTCTTAAGTGTTTTATTTTTTTTCATTATATTTTTAAAACTATATCTCGGCATATACACTAGTATGATATAATTAAATGACCGTTGTTTTGTCAGCCACACACTTTAGTTTTTGAATTTCCTCACTATTATCCTTGTTTTTGCTTAAATAGTCTACATTACACATGTGCACTTCGGGAAAACGATGTACCATGCAAAAGTCTTTTTGGCATTCGCATGTAAAACGCATCAATCGCAATTTGGTTTTGCATCCGGGATGTTCACACGTTGTCTTTTGTTTTGGCATGGTAGTATTGTTTACAATTAGATATTTTTCTTTTAAAAAAATTCAATTTATGAATTTTAAATATATCTTTATACTATAAACAAAAAGAATATTTTTATAATAATAATAAAAGAGTCATTAAAACTAGATATGCGGATTATCCTTGGTGAAAAGTTATTGAATATATCCACTGATACATGTTATTACACAATCATCAAATGGTAATTGTGTTTTTATGATATTAAACATAAGTATGTGTTTTATTTTATTGTATTTATCTTCACGTATTAAATATTCATTTAGAATTTGATGCAATGTATTTCCTGGAGACCAATTACATACTATTGTATCACAACAAGGACATCCAAAATCACTATTGTATTTTTTTAATTGTTTTTTATTTTTATTATAAAAATACTTATGTCGGTCTATATAATGCATATCATTTACAAATAAACAAGGCGGTTTAAAGGGATATTCTGGCGTAAGCTTAAATTGTACCTCTTGTTGATTGTCTAACATTAAATTGATTTCCAAACCACGATGATTTGGATGATAAATAATACAGTTGTAGGTAAACTCTTTAAAATCTCTTTCTAATTCTTTTGATATTCGTTTCATAGTAGTGTTATTTAACATAACCGTTGATTATAACATATATGGTATTAGATTTCTAAGTTGTTAATGATTTGTTCAAAATATTGTTTATTGGCTATTATTTTATCATTTGATCCGTTACATTCAACATAATACTTGTATTTTTCTAAATTCGTTGTTTTTGATTCAGGTATATCTTTTATACAATCTATAATATCTTGTTTTTTATTCCATAATTTACAAGATATATTATAGACTATTTTTTCATTGTCTATTATGATTTCCGGCATCATCCACGACAAGATCTCTAATAAATAGTCTTCTGTTAATTGCTCCTCTTTATATCCCTTATTAGATATCCACTTATTATATAATGTAGTAATTTCATCTATTTCTAATTCATCATCTACCTCATCCCCAACACTAATTGTTTGTGTCCAAAAATGTTGAAACGTATTCCATGTAATTGGAACATTAGATTGCAAACCTTTACATATATCCTTTTCTTGATCTAAAATGTTCATGGTGGAAAGTATACTTTTAAAATTACTTTGCGAACTAATACACGGTAACTTGTATTTTTTAAGAAAAACACGCCACAAAAAATATACATCTTTATAACTTAAACAGTTTTCGTTAGGAGTATCTTTTACAAATAGTTCACTTATACATTTTTCTACAACACTTTCGGGGGTAAATGTGGATAACAAATAAGTTTGATCTGTATACTCTTTATCGTTGCACGTATTTAAAAATTGATCCGATGATTTATACCTACTAGAATAGTAATACGATATTGCAATAATATTTATAATATTATCACGAATGAAAATAAAATTTTCATCTATTGGTTGAATACTAGGAAATAATCTACAATCACTGTAGTTATGTTCGTAGTACTTGTATTTAAAGGTTTCAGTAATACTTTTTCCAATGTACTTATAAATATGTTCTGATAGACATTTAAGAAATTGTTTATAGGAATGATCTATGATATGAATAAGATGAGTATCTTTTTTTAATAAGGTATCACCGATAATAGTTAAAAAATATTTCAAATGATTTTTGTTTTGAAAAATACTAGGGTAAAATAATTTTAAAGTAGACTGTATGGTTTTTGTATCGGGAATGCAATGAATAATAGACGTATCTTTTATTTGTTTAAGTATTATATTTTTTATTTTAAACTTCCATTGACGCATGTAAAACGGTTGCTTACTTAATTCAATATGTATCTTATTATGTATTTCATCTTCAGATACTAATGTGTATTGTTTATTAGCATATTGTATGAAAAATTCTGTACTTGAAATATAATAATATTCATTGTGATGAAAAAAAAATTGAACAAATATGGTTGTTTGTTTTTGTTGTTCATCTTTTTTTGCACTTCTTTTAGTATACTCTAGTTCAACATTTTTTAAGTAATCGGGAATATGTTCTATGTATTGATTTAATTTTTGAAGAACATAAGGATTATCTTTGTATCTTTGTTTCATTTGTTGTAGGAGCATACCATAATTATCCATATAAATAAAATGTATACCATTTATTTATATCTATACTTACTATAATGAAGAAAGGAAGTTTTTCTGATGATATGCCATTTTTATCTTATTATCAATCATCGTTGCGTAATATTGTCGTGTTTACAACCTTATCTATGGCGTTTATAAGACAGGCTGTGGTAAATAAAGACAAAAACAAGATATATAATTTATTGTATTTGTTTTTTAGTTTTGTATTTATAGCAATGGGATTAAATTTAAATTGGATACTTATACATGATACAAAAGAATACGATAATGATAAAGCAAATTCAAGGGATGTTGATCAATATTTATTTATTCTATATGTAATCTTATGTCTAATGATTATATTTTTATTATTCATCATTTATCGTATATATGTGTCACTGAAACGTTAACATTTATGTTTTTTTCTTAAGGTTTTAGCTTGCCGGCGTATTTTTTTATAACTATACGTTTTTGGCTTTAATCCACGATATATAGATAAAGCGGCACGGGATTGTGCGGCCGATAACCCTACACATTCTATTTTTCCGGTTTTCTTATTACAAATAGGGTATTTTAACTCTTTTGGTAATAAATAACACCGTGAACCATATTTTTTAAGCATATTTTTCCTCTCGCGTTGTGTATGAGGCTTCATATCGCGCCATCGCATTTTTTTTTTGCTGCGTCCCATTTATATTTATATAACAATAAATATTTAAAGCGTTGTGAATGGATTTTACATATATGAGTCATCCAGATAATGTATTAACAATTAAAACGGTACAAATTGCGCCTTTTAGAACACTTATGACTGCGCTAAAAGATATCTTATTGGAAACAAATATTACGTTTCAAGCAGATGGGATTAGAATTATAAATATGGATAAATCGCATACTATTTTAGCGCATTTGCATTTAAAAGCCGAAAACTTTGAATTTTTTGAATGTAAAAAGGAGAAAATTATTATAGGTGCAAATATGTTTCATCTTTTTAAATTAATCAACACCATTGATAACGATGATACCCTAACCATTTATATTGAAAACAATGATTATAATGATGGTGTAGTAAACTATTTAGGTCTTAAATTTGAGAATGGAGATATTAAACAATGTAAAACACAAAAACTTAGATTGATTGAACCAGAAAGTGATGAATTAGAGGTACCGGAGGTGACGTTTTCGTCTATCATTAATCTTCCATCTACGGATTTTCAAAAGATCATTCGTGATTTAACGTGTATTTCAGATCGTATTGAAATTAAATCGGTCTCCAATGAACTTATCTTTAGGTGTAAAGGAACCTTTGCTCAAGCCGAAGTACGACGAGCCGAATCCGACGGTAGTACGGAATTTATTCAGCAAAACGCGCAAAAGATTATTCAAGGCGAGTTTTCCTTGAAGAATCTAGGATACTTTATTAAATGTACCAATTTGTGCAATCAAATCGAAATGTATTTAGAAAATGATTTGCCTCTTGTGGTAAAATATGCTGTCGCCTCTTTAGGTCATATTAAACTCTGCTTAGCACCTCTACCATCTATTCATTAATATTATATAGTTATTATATATTAGTATATGAATGAACCAAAAAGACCTATTGTTATCATACAGTTTTCTTGTGATCCTTATCATGGAAATGAAGAAACATTTGATAAAGAAGTAGAATCCCAAAGAATGAAAAGTCATCGTGTAGGTCGTCATAATGCAATACGCATATTAAAAATGGCACCTAAACGTAAGCGAATAAGACAAACGATTAAAGATATTGAAATAGAATTATCAGAAAATTTACTTCATGAAGGATTATATGAAAAGGAGTTGTTGTCTCCTGGTAAAACAAGTACGTTACGAGGTATGCGATTAAGTCAAGACATGAGAACAACCGGTTCAACTATAGATGTAAAACAGTTTTATCGGGTGTTAAAAAATCCTAATACGAAATTTTACTTTTTACCAATTCATGGCGCGCATCCAAAGGATTATGAAGACATACTAGAACAAGATTATTTTATAACGTTACCCGAGAAAATGTATGTTATTACAGTTACACCTATGAATGCTAGTGGACTATTTTTTGATACTAGACTAGAAGATAAACTATTCTTTGACTATTTAACGAGTTTGACCGGATACAGTCGCATCTATCATCAACGCCATAAAACAATTCTCGCTAGATTAATCTACAATACCCTACGTATATGGGGTCCAGGAGACACCATGCTGAACCGAAAACTACAACCTGATAGAGATCACCAACCGATGCAACGTCGTTCTAGAAAACTAATTCAACGATTACCTAGAGCTTTGTATCGCAATTCCATGAATAGTCAGATGGATAAGTTATATAATGATATTGTGAAACAACAAGGGGTACGGAAAACAAGGCGTAAAAAAGGAGGTAGACGTTTATCTCGTAAAGAAAAAATAGCACATTGGAAAAAACACAGTGCAAAAAATTATTCACATCGTAAAAATAAAACAGGATATAGATCAGATTGCTCTGGTTTTATATCCTATATGTGGGATGTGCCTTTGCCGGATAAAGGTGGATTAGCCTCTTTACGCACTGCGGATTGGTTTAAATATAGTAAACCTATTTCCAAACATCTGTTGAAATCGGGTGATGCAGTTTTATTACCTGGAAAACACGTAATCATGTTTGATAAATGGGTTGACAAACAGCATACATCTTATTGGGGGTATCAAATGTGCAATAAAAAAGACTGTCGTGGTTTTACCTATATGAAACTACCCTATCCTTATAGCAAAACCCGACGACCGGATGCAACCTCTTTTATCTTGTTACGGCGAAATTCGTCATAAATTGACTTAGATAGATTACTACAGACCTGTGATAAAAAATGAACTCTATTGGTCGCCCAACACGCGTCCGGGATTGTATCCCTCCAATAAATGTAACTTGGCGTTTGGTTGATATTATGCAAGGCAGATTTAGTCTAGACCGTTATCAAATATATGTTGCAGTAGATAGCAATAATACGGTGTATATGAAACCATATGCACCTTATTACTCTAAAGAGTTTGAAGAGTTGTTTGATTTTGGTATAGAATGTCATAAGTACGATGAAAATAAAACCATACAAGTGATTAAACCGGATAACTATCATACTCATTTCGCATAAACACAAATTGAAAAAACTATTTTTAATTACTATAAGTTATTAAAAATAATGATAACCATGTTGAAGCGTACGCCCGGTATTTACTGCTGGACCGACGCTTCTAGAGCACCCGGTATCTTTAAACTAGGAATGTCAAACGATCTTTTGTTTCGACTAGAGCAAGAACGGAGTGAGACCAGTAATACCGGAACATTGCTGTTTTACTTTATCCTTGAATGTGAAGAAGGACAAGAAAAAGAGTTTGAAAAATGGGCTAAACACTGGCTTAAAAACAAAAAAGCACGATTGTGCGACCACGGTTTCCAAGTAAATGCAAACAAAGAATGGTTTTTATATCACAACACGCAAGAACTACTAGACTATTGTATCTCCTTTCCACATTACATACAGCGTTATCAAGACACCGATGAAATACCCACATCTTGGGGGGTGCTTTCTAAACGCATAAAGGTGTGGAAACATTATGAAAATCTACCAGAGGGTATTAAAAGCGCTTTGATCAAAGCAGGAGATAAGCGCGAATCCAATACCGACATAGAATATGGCAAACGAAAAGAATATTTTGCAAATAATCGTATCACTCTAGAAATGTTGCTATCACAACAAAACCACCATTCCTGTATAGCAGAAGCACATCGCTTTGAGTTTATTAAAAATAAGAATCACGAATCCGGTCATATTCAAAGATATAAAATGTCGGACTTTGTTCATGATCTAGAAACCAAGCGTCTCAAAATCGTTCCTTGTTGTGGATGTTATCCTATATTTCAACCCAATCAACTGGCTCATATAGGGGGATGTATGCAAGAAATAGAGGATGATACAGATTACGATTGATTTATAATTACTACTATAACAGTACCTACCACTAATACTACTGCTGATATTCCTGTATAAAAACAACACTTATCCCACTCTTTAGAGTTGTTTTTACTAACAATGTTATTTTCCAAATCTATATCATCTAGTATAATTTCGTCCATTTAATTATATACATATTAATTCTAAACTATTTCATATAATTCATCATATCACTATTCTCGTATAATCTACGGGTCAAATACGGAATCATTTGCCTATAAGGACCATAAGGAATATAGACATTTATGTTTTGTCCATAATTTACTAATCCTTGATAATTTTCTTCTTGCATTCCCATCAAATGAGCAAACTCAAACACCGTTTGTCTTGCATGTTTATTAGTCATATAACCTAAACGAATTGAATCAAAGTTATGAGTAGCGAGAATGGTGTACGTATTCGTAGGATTTTGTCCTATGGTGAGAATACCTTTGTTGTAGCTTTCATCTGTTAAATGTTTATCCGTAAATAAATGACCATCGTTTTTTTCTGCGTGAAAATAAGCGCCACGAACCAGTTTGATACCTAAATGATATTCCTTTATACGTGCCTCTATTAAATCGTTTTCCAATGTTTCTAACCCATCTTTGCGATACATTTGATAGGTTTTTGCTACATATGGTATATACTTATTATGCTTTTGCATGATATAATTACTAATATCTTGATATTGATCATTGTGCTTATTATCTTCTGCATCTATAATTACTCGGATATTTTTACCTACAGACTGGTCTACTAATTGATCAATTAAATCTTCGTCAAAATTAAATGAAGATACTTTAATAGCAATTTTGTGGCGATAATTAAGATGTTTAATCAATTGAAGATGTTCTTGAAATACTTTTTTAGGTTGATTCGTATATTCAATAGCGTAATTAATGATAGGCCATTTAGCTTTCTCTAATACACGATTAGCAACTGGTATTACGTGTTGTATTGTATTTCCTGCGATAAATCTACCAGGCCACATAGATTAGAAAAATATTTTAAAAAACATCAAATATATCTCTGAAACATCCCCCGATTTATCCCCAAAATAGAGAAAAAAAAGGGGTTTGCTCAAAAAAGTCTTGAAAAAGGGGGATAAATCCAGAGATAAAATAATTATACTAGTAGATTAAAAGGGGGTAGAAAATGAAACCATTATGCGTTGGACAACGATAGTTGAAGCTTTTGAAAATCGCCTTGCGCTAGCATAAATCCTTTACCGCCGGGAGCATAATATGATTCCAACGTTTTACGCCGAAGTTTTTTAAATTGCACAATGGCTCTTACGATACCTTTGAAACGTGATCGGAATTGTTGTTTTTGTTCTCGCCGCATCTTGGCGTATACCGTATGACAGCAACATGCAAAACTGGCGCCGGAATGTCCATCATCTTCTGTAATATCATTTATTTTTGAGATAATGGGTGCATCACAGAACATGATCCCCCTTTTTAAGTTATCGTCATTCCGAAAGAGGTTTAAAAACTCATCGGTTAAATCATGTTCTTTTATTTGTGTATACATATTTTGGATACATTTTTGGAAAAAACCATCTATGGAAGAAGATGAAGAACTATTTACGAGAGTGGACATGGTGATATACAATAAAACTATATTGGTTTATTGTATTTCAATTTAGTTAGTAGAAGCACCGCGAGATAAAGCAAATCCTTTCATTTTGCTCATGGTTGAACCACTACTTTGGTTTGATAAAGGAAATCCTTGCCTAGATGATGCAATAATAATTTTTTTTGAATTAGATACAAAAGACCTATTGTCTGCTATGTCATAATTTCTAATGATAATACTACCGGGTAAATATACACCCTTATCTAACACTATAAATAGACCATTGTTATTGTAAATAGTAGTATAATTAGCACCGAAATTTGTTGTATAATCCCATTTTACAATAGTAGGTCCTAGTTTTACGCTTATCCTATTGTTGTAATTTGTCTTTGTACTACCAGTGGTGAATGATACATTGGGAACAGGAGGAAGAGTTTCTTGCCTTATAAAACCATTACTAGGAGAGTTAGCATAAGGATCATAGGTTGTGTATTCTGGTGCAAGGGATACTGTTACGTCAGGTGGTGCAGGACTAGAGGATGTGATAGAATCATATTTGTCGGTTATGGTTACATTAAATAGAGCTGTTTCACCTTCCTTAACAGCGCCTATAAAGTCTTGGTCGGAAATTTCTATTAATTTATTCGTTAATATATCAGAACTTTCTATAGCAACTAAATCACCAATTTCATTATAACTTACACCGTTATCAACAGAGACTAATAGTTGAACAGTTCCAGCTATAAGACTAGTTGCATTATCGGGGCGAACTAACGAGGGAAAATTGTTTATTGGTACAGCAATACTTAAACCATCATTTGTACTGTTATAATAATCTTGAGCAACACGTCCTCCCTGAGAAATAACCTCACCAACTGTCGTTGGATGTGGAGGAATATCATCTCTAATGATAGTGTCTAAACTAGTATAACCGGTAGTTTGATTACCGGCTTTATCGGTGATAATCGCAGAAAAATGAATTTCAGCTGCTTCATCAGTTGTTTTTTCAAAATCTATTTCATTTACAGAAAAAGTGTAAACGTTTCCTAAATTACCATTTACTATAGTATAATCATAACTAGAAAAAGAAGTGGTATCATAAGACGTTTCGTTATTTGTTGAAAATATAAGACGAATGGTACCTTTGATTAAGGATACATCATCATCAATAGGAACATGAATATTCACTGAAGTGTTACTAGAATTATAAAATCCTTCGGTATAAGTACCCCCTTTGGCTTCTACGGTACCTACTTGGAACTCGGAGGGTGCGGTTGTATCAATTACAAATTCGGTGTTATAACTTAGTGAAAATTCAGTTCCACTATTAAATGGTATCGCATAGTTCTCGTCCACGAGTTGCGTTTGTCCAACCTTGTTTTTTGCAACATCTTCTATATAATTTTCACTGTCGTAATTTATGGAATCTACATCTAAATAGCCTAATGTACTACCATTAATGGTACCATCTCCACTAGTTACGGTATACTTAAATAATAAGATACTTGATTCTGATCCACTATCATAGGTAGCGACAGCATCCGATCCACTATTAACATTAAGACTTGGCGAACCAGTTACAAATACCGTTTCAGAAAATTCTATTGCAATAATAACAGAATCGCCTGCTTTATAACTGGATGAATCAGATATACCTTTGATATTTACAATAGTAGGTCCTGTAAAATCCACGATAAAAAAACTACTGTTTATGGTATTAGCTGCATTACCAACTAAATCAGAAACGTCGCCGCTTATATAATAAATGTTTCCGTCTGTTAACCTTTGCAATCTAGCATTAGGTATAGTGATTGTACAAGCATTACTAGTTACAGTACTAGTATACGTTGTATCGTTTAGTGTAAGACTAAGTGTCTGTCCGTCTTCAACGTCACTAGTAGTTACACTTACCGTTCCGTCAGTAGAAGATTCTTCTATATTTAAATATGTCCCCCACGATAACGCATCTGTAGTTATCGCATTAATCGTAGGAGCAGTATTATCAATTTTCACAGAGGTATTATCTGTAGTGCTTGATGTTGATCCAGTATTTCCGGCCAAGTCTTCAAAATTAATTGTAAATGTAAAATCACCATCTTGATCCGTTTGACTAACTATATAGGTGGCTTCCCATACATAATCTGCATCATTACTAGTAACTGCGGTTACACTTTCGGTATCATTTAAAAAAGTTACGGTTGCACTATTTAACGTTCGTGAACCTGTAAAATATACCGTAATAGAATCACCGCTTTTAGCGTATGATGAATTATTTGTATTATAAGAAATTATACTAACTACATTAAGAGTAAGTGTGCTAGTAAGAACTTTTATTACTGTAGAGTCAGCATTATCACTATCTTGATAAAACGCATTTCCGGAATTATCTGCTAAATCAGTATATCCTGTAACAGTATAATATAAGTCACCATCTCCATCGTATGTATCATTAATAGTGTATGTAGCGTTCCATGAACTGGGATTTGATGTATCGGAGTTTGTTTGTTCGGCGTATATAGTGGATGTGGTAATACTATTATTTGCGCTTGCCGTGTTCGCTACATTAAAATAAACAGTAGGTTGGATAATGGTCTCGCTGGGTGTTATACTAAGTGTAACAATATCTCCGGATTTAGCATATTGATGACTGAGTAAATTATTAGACGCAATACTAGTAGACTCAATAGTAGGGTCTATTTCGTCAATATCAATAAAATCGCTACTATTTACAACAATTGTTTGATTACCTGCACTATCAAATGCTACAATATGGTATAAAATATCATTAATGCGTTCATCATCGGGAACAACCCCTGTATAACTCCAGTTTATTTTATCATCATCACTACTTACATAATCAGCATTAACATCTAATTCTGATAACCGTTTTTTACTACTATCTAAACAATAAAAAGTTACCGTAGGTAATCCTTGATTGTTTGCCGTATAAGCAATACTTTCATTTGACGTAAAATCAAGATTTATAGTATCACCTGCGGCTAGTACTTCATTACCGGATGAGTCACCAAAAAAGGTTTCAGTTAATATTGCAGAAGTTAAATCTATAGTAACTATAGAAAACTCTTCACTAGTAATAGAGTCAGTCTTTTTTACTTGAAGATCTGTAATATTATTACTATTTATAGTTGTTGTGTTATTAGCTTTATCTGCATATGTTATTTCAAAAGATACTTCTCCTTTAGTATCACTACTAGATATTATATAAAATAATTCCCAAGTGGATGAAGCATTATTAAAGAATGTATTATTAACACTGTTAGTAGTGTTTACACCACCTGAACTAAATGTAACTGATGTTATAGTAACCTTTTCATCTAATTCTAATTCAACAATAACTTTATCATCAGTTGTAGCATGTTGATAATCTCCAGAACCGGATCGTGTGGAAGTAATTGACCAACTAGATGGTTCGTTGGGGGGTGTAGTATCTATTACTATACCAGTGGAGTATAATGAATCTGAAAAAGTAGAATCAGAATAGATTGTAAGATCGGCCTCATTTCCAATAGAATCTATTATAGTTGTATCAGTACTATTAAATGGTGAAAGACTATCTGCGTCTAATATGGAACTATATTCACCATCTTTTACAATGTACTTAAAGTATAGTATATTATTAGTGATATTATCTAAAGTAGAGTCATAAATTGCAGTAGCACCTGTTCCACTATTAAGATTTATATATGGATATTCGCCTGGACTAGCAGTAGTAACAGATATACTTTTACTAAAAGTAACTCCTATCAAGATAGTATTATTATCAGCGTTATAGTATCCTTGTTTTGTAGTTGTAAACAATTCAGTAATAGTTGGTAGGGTATTATCTATTGTAACGGTAGTACTAATATTATGTGCGGTGGTATTATTACCAACGACGTCAGATATAGAGTGTGAATAAGTTACAGTTCCAGATGTATCTGAATTACTTACAACATACGAAGCTGTCCATTCATACGTATCAGTATTAGTATTTTCATACGTAATTGAACTATTGGTTATTGAATCTCCTCCAGACTTAAATACAATGGTAGGTTCGCTTATTTCTTCACTTGCTGTAAATGTTACTATTATAGTATTTCCAGTAGTTCCTTTAGATGTATCGTAACTATTATCGGATAAAATAGATGATAGGGTAAATGTGGGGGATTTAGTATCAATCGTAACAGAAGTTCCGTCATCTATATCCGCATCAGTTACTTGCGTACCTGTATTACCTGCATTATCAGTATAATCTATAGTAAAGGACACAGCACCATCGGTATCCAGTGAATTAACTCTATACGCAGCAGTCCATTCATTATTACTAGTTTGTATAATAGTATAACTTGTAGAAGTGGTATTATCGTTACTTGATCCGGAAAAAAAACTTACTGTAGGAGTATTTATTTCTTTACTTGCTGTAAAAGATACTGTTACTGTATTATCATTATTGGCCAATATACTCTCTATGTTATTAGAACTAATAGATACGTCATATAACTTGGGATCATCATTATCTAGTTCAAGGTAACCTGTTCCATCGCTAACAGTAGTGCCGCTAATACCAGCTTGATCTTCGTAATCAATTGTATAAGTAATAACACCATTTTCATCAAGACTACTAACAGTATATGAAGCACTCCAGATAGTTTGATATGATGTTGCCGCCGTTGCAGTAACACTATTAGTTACTTTTACGCCACCTGAATAAAACAACACAGTAGGTGTTTGTATTGTTTCGTTTGCAACTATATTTAATGTAACAATATCTCCATTTTTTACTAATGTACTAGAAGTTCCTGTGTTATTTGATGTTAAATTAACAGAATTTAATTCAGGTAGAACTTTATCTACATATACTCCAGTTCCGTATTGGGTTATTCCGGTACCAAGATTTCCCGCGGCATCAGTATAATCGCCAATAATATAACTAACATCGCCGTCATCAACGGATTCTCCAATTGTATATGTGGCGGTATATGTATAGATAGATGCAGTATGTTCATTACTACTTGTATCAACAACATTACTACATACATCAACTGAATCAGCAAGATAAACAATTCCATTAATATTATAAGATACTTCTGGTGTAGTTACCTCTGTTTCATCTACTATTTCAAACGTTAAAATTAAGCTATCATCTTTAGTAGCGATCGCAGTGTTATAACTATTATCGGTATAAAGATTTGTACTTTGTATATAAGGATTCCATATATCCACAGTCATGGTGCTATCATCTGTGGTTGTAGATACATTGTTTCCACTTAAACCATATATATTTGAAAAATCAATAGTAAAACTAACTAAACCTCCTTGTTGGGCATCAATACTATTAATAAGATAAGTAAATTCCCAAGTATTACCGCTAGTATTAGAAGTACTAACAACAGTGTTATCCACCGTTTTACCAGAATGGTGAAATGTAACAGTAGGAGTATTTATTTCTTCGCTTGCTGTAAATGATAACGTTATAGTATCAGCTAAAGTGGCATAAGCAGTGTCTGTAGTATTATTAGATATAATACTAACTGGAGATAATGTGGGTTTTTCCGTGTCTATAGTTATATCTGTAAATGTACCAGTTGCTACATCACCTACATTACCTGCTAGATCAGTGTATTGAATTGTATAGGTTATACTGTTTCCATCCGCATCATCGTCATGAACAACATATGCGGCTGTCCATGTTATTTGATCGTCTGACGTGATGGTTATTTGCCTAGTAGATGAATCAATAACAGTTCCATTAGACAAATATGAAACGGTAGGTGTAGTTATTTCATTATCAAATGTAAAGGAAAATGTAATTGTATCATCAGGTATTGCAATTTCATCACTAATAGTATTATTAGTACTAGCATCAATAGTAGTTAGCACTGGTTCAGTAATATCTACAAGTATATTAGTAGTAGCAGATACCGTATTTCCTGGATTATTTGAAATATCTATAAAATCAATAGAATATGCAATATATCCATCAGTATCAATAGTACTTACCTCATAACTTGCGTTCCAAGAAACATCATATCCATCAGTTGGGTTATAAGTTACACGATCTGAGGCTATATCAACGTCATCAACAGAAAATGTAACAGTAGGTTGTATATGTTCATTTGAATCTATACTAAGTGTTATAGTATCACCTTCTTTAGCAAATTCACTATTGGCGTTAGATGATGTAACTATAACTGAATTTAAACTAGGATCAAAACCAGCCATTATATATTATTATAGGATTTAATATTTTTGAATCCTAAACATTATAAAAATCACAAATTGATATTAAAAAATAAAATACTTATAAAGCATCAACCATGAATTCATCAACGCCCGTTTATACCTCATCGCAAATTTCGTCCATGAATAATAGTTATCCTTGGAACGGTACTTTAAGTTGTACCGACGACCATAAAAGTAGTTCCGGGTTGTATGAGCTTCATGCAACAGGGAACGCCAGTTTAGATGGACGGGAATACATAGCGCTTCCAAAAGGGTTACCGATAACGGAAGAGGTAAGGCGAAAGTATAATTTGATGTAAACGTTTCAACTATTTTCATATAAAACTAGAGATTCAATATTTTTTGTTTGGAGAATTGTGCGAGAACATTCCAATCCATGCGATAGGAAGAAAAACAGCACGCATCCATAAGTTTTTTAAATTGGACGCTAAGAATAATATCCTGCAATAGTTTACCTTCTTCTATATCATTCACAACAATAGCCATTGCACCATGAGTCATACCATATTCCCCTTTTATATCTAAAATACAATGGTGTGCACCTCCTTCGCCAAATATAACCTTTGGTATACCAAAATGACCACGATCGCATACGGAAGAAAAGCGATATTGAATACCTTTTTTGGGTGTAGAATGAATAAGAGGAAAAGGATACTTGTCGTTTTCATATGCACTAACCCATTGTTTATCTAAAGGAATATTTTTTTGATCCGCCTTATATGCTACACGATCATATAATACGGGAAGACGAGTTTCGCCGCGTTTAGCGAGTAAATTCATAACTACTTTCATTCTAGAATTAGGTAACCATGTATAAAATGGTAAATACAGTTCGCAACGAACATTGTATTCGTCATACAGGATAGTATGTTTATAACAATTTTTTTTTTCAACCAAATACCAATCATAGCGTGTATTACAACCTAGATCGCGCATACCTTGTTTTTTGTTTTGAATAGATAGGTAGAGCATTTGGTTTTGTTTGGTTAACAAACTAAAAAGTGGGTTGTTGATACTTTTATCGGGGCATGGTTTGCGCCAACTGGGAGGAGTCATGAACAAAAACAACCCGTTGGTACGAAGAGTATGATAAAGGATTCGCTTCACAAATAGTTGCCATTGGGTTTTGCCGCATGTTTTTTCTCGCGAAATGTTAAAGGGTGGGTTCCCCACGACAACATCAAATGTTTGATCGTAGGTGAAAAAGGATTGATGATATATATTTGCTTTTATTCCAAACAATTGGCGAGAAAAAAGGATATTCGTTTCGTTGATTTCTACCATAAAAAGCATTTTTGTGATAATATGGGTTTCACGTTTTATTTCGTCGGGTTCCCAATCCTTAAGTTCTCGCCAAAGACGACAATACACAATCATCATGAAATGACCTGTACCATTTGCCGGATCCAACCATTGAAGATGTGGATTTCGCCATATATCTGTAGGGATGCTGTCTACCATGGCACGTACTAAACTAAAAGGTGTAAACACTTCGCCATAGGTTTGTTTGTTTGTAATATCAATGTTTTGGTTATAGGAATCTATATATGATTCTATAGAATCAATAATCATATAGAGAAGGAATAGAATTAATAAATCAAATATGGACTAAAATCAAAGGTACGAATAGTTGCATTTGGTATTATACCTTGAGTATGGTATATTGGGAAATCTTTATAGTGTATTGTGGTATATTTAAAAACAGAATCTTGTATAAGAGCGTCTTTTATTTCTTTATATAGGGCAATGGCGTTGGGTTCTGTTATCATTTTAGATAAGGAGGTTTGGGTATGTTCAAATTTTATTTCAATATATACACCATGCATTTGTTGATAATTGCACGATAGTAAGGTTGTGCTATTGTTGTAATATAATTTAATCCACCATTCCCAAGGTCGTAAACGAGTATCTATACCATCTTTACGTGCGTCTGTAATAGAACCATTATTATATATAAAACGATCTTGGTTGTCCGTATTAATAAAATCCATTTTTGTAAAATTACCAAAAAAGGAAAATTCTTGAAAAGATAAATAAATGTAAGGAACTGGACCACTAATAGAATCTAAATGAAAGGTACGTCTATTATTGTTTCGTTTAAGAGAGTCATTGTAATGATATTTGTTTGCTTTTGCGATTTGAATATCCGGAATTTCGTCAAGACATTTGCGAAATAAATGTTTATAGGTAGGGTCATATTCAAAAATACGACACCATATTTCGTTAGGAAACATTACATATAGTTATGGAGAAGTGTTTAATTTAATTAAAATATATAGATAATGTAAAATGAAAAGATATACACGTAAAAAAGTAGGAGGGGGTGAAAACCCAAGTGATTTTAAAAAATTTGATGTTGTACATGTTTTAAATGAAAGAAACCCAGGACGTTATGAAATGGCAGTATTATTTAGTAGAAAACATCGGGATGGTACGTATACGGTTCAATTTGAAGATGGGTCCCAAGGTGATATACCAGAGACAGATTTAGTTGTAGTGAATCGTTTCCACCGAACACCTCAAGAAATTGAAAACATACACAAGAAAGTAATACGTTATACATTATTACTGGATAAAACATTAAACTATAGAAAACCAACTAGGATACACGGGTATCCGAAGAGGAAGTTATCACGTCTTAAAGAAAAACTTGGTCCGGAGTATGATGGTAAAATAAGATTTGCACTGTTTTCAGATACACCACTCAATGAAAATGTTGCTAATTTAATTGCGTGTAATAAAAATTATGATCGTTTAGGCGAATGTCCTTTTTCTCGGGATTACGGTCATATTAGTTCGCCTGTTAGTGAAGATGATATTATAAATCATTATAATGAGTGGCACCCGCGAGCTGCAGTAAACTCCGTGTCGTCGTCGTCACCGCTGCCGCTGCCGCAGCGAAGCAGAAGCAGCTCAGGCACCCGCAGCGGCAGCATCAGCAGCGTCAGCAGCGGGAGCGGCAGCAGCTCAGGCACCCGCAGCGGCAGCATCAGCA